AATTACAAGATTGGTGAAGGCCCAATCGCAGCAGCGATTACTGCCCTTCCAAGTAACCTCACTGCGCTTCGTAACCAATGGCGTTTTGATCTTAACCCTATCTTTGCCTACCGCCGTTTGGCCAAAACAAATATCAAGGCTGCTACTGAAGGCGTTCCGCTTACTCGCAATCCTTATGAGGCAATGACAAATCTTGGTATTAAGGACGAGGCGTACAGCATCCTTGGCCGTACTATGCCAAAGGTATATGCAAAGGCTCAAGAGTTAGATACTCTTGATCGCTTCTTGCAGCAGAATGACATATTTGGCATTTACAACCCTGCTCACAATATGGCTTGGCAGGCATACCACCTCAAGCAACTTGGCCTATCTGATGCTGAGATTACGCAGAAGCTAGAGAAGATCAACACTTATGGTGACCGTACTCCACTTGAGCGTACAGTCAACACGATCTTCTATCCATTTTCGTTCAACAAAACTTTATACAAGAACATCGGTGGCTACCTGCTAGACCATCCGGGCGAGAACGCTTTGCTTAACGTGGGTTTTCAATTATACAACCATCTTGATCCTAACAATCAAGATCCAAACAATGGTTTGCAAGCATGGTTTAATAAGCATTTGCCTTTGATCCAAGATTTTCAGAAACTTAATGCCTTTGAACATGGAACTGGCTTAGGCCAGTTTGGCGGTATTAACGCGCCATATTTGCAAAAGGCACCATATATTAAAGAGTTTATGAACCTCTTTAGCCCACAGGCTATTACGCCTGCCAATGCTCCGGGCGCGCTTAAGACTCTCACCAATATGGTCCCAGCACTCAATGAGTTGAATGGCCTACTCTTTAACGTCAACCTCAATACCGGTGCTGCGCAAGCAGGCGGTGTTGGTTCAGGTCGCTTGATCGAAACTGGCAAGGTTGGCTACTGGGCAGCAAAGAACCTTGTTGAACATTCAGTTGATCTAGCAAATCATTTGCTTGGCAAGAAAACAGATCGCACTTATTACACATCTGTCTTGCCAGATAGCGCTCAGATTCAAGCCGGTGTTGATGCTGTCACTTCGCTTAAGGCTCAGCTTGCACCATTGGTCGGCAGTGGCCAAACATGGCCTAAAGTTGCTGGTGTACCAAAGGATGTACAGGGTTTGCCATATAACGCAACAAGTTTTGAATTATACGCACACGCTCTTTACCCAGCATATACGCCGGGCGCTGGCGCTGGCGTAGCCATTCAAAAACAATCCGCTGCATTGGATTTTGTACAGCGTTTGCAAGGCACATTCCGTTATGACGCATATAACCAGTTTAATACCATTGCAAAGTCTGCCGTAACTAAGTTGGCAAAAGTAACAGATGCTAACTCAATTCAAGCAATTGCAACACCATTGCGCGCTTTGGCTGTTAACATTGCAGAGCAAGATCCAAAGTTTGCAGTGTTTTATAATAAGTTCTATGAAAGCGCTTTAGGTCCAATTGAAGGGTTTACCAAATAATGGCTATTAAACCAAAACAAAACATTACGGTTGATCCTTCGGTTGCCGCAGCAGCGGCAGCATTGGGCGGTGGCAGCACCGCTGCTACCACATCAGTAACCTCTGCCAAGGCACAGGCAAATACCCCTATCAGAAATGATTACGGTTTTGTTGTCAACGGCAAACAGCCAGCAACTCTTACTTTGGCACAACTTAAAACAGCCCTTGCTGATTCTACAAATAACGCACCAGCCATTATAAAAATGACTCGCGATGTTGGCAGCGTACCAAACGGTCCTTTAAGCACACTTGGGACAATAACATTAGATGGCAAACTTAGTCCAGTTGAGCAAAACGCTCTTGGAACATATGCCCTTGGTGTTGTCAATACAACCAAAGGTGGACAGCCTGCCTCTATTGCAGATGCGGTAACAAACAGATTGACCCCACAGTCAATTAGCCCATATGCAATTAACTCAACAATTAATCTTAAGAACATAGATCGTCCAGATATTGCTGCGGTCAAGGCAACAGTAACTGATCTTTATGAGCAGCTTCTTGGCAAGAAAGCGGACGATGCTACAACAACTAAGTGGGCGCAAGTTTATGATAACTATGCAGCCAGCCGTCCAACATCTCAAACCACTGGCGCTGTTACATATGGCTTGCAAACAGTCCCATCGGCTGCGGGTGGCGCAGGATCTAATCGTTTGATTCGTTCAGGACAGCAAGAAACTACTGTAACAAATAACCTCACCGCATCAGATTTTATTAAAAATCAAATTGTTGATTCTGGCGATTACAAGGCTTTCCAAGCCTCTGGCGCTGCAATGAATTTACTTTCTAACATGGCTGCAAAAGAAGCGGGTGTTGCATAATGGCTGACAAACCAAAAGTTACGTCTTCTCAAGTAGCAGCAGCGGAGCCGGGTCTTGGCAGTATTCTTTCCCCCGGATCAGATTTTGCTAAAATTCTTCACGATCAGAATGGCGCTCAATATGCCTTCTGGAAAACAACGGATGCTAACCTGCCCGGCGTTAAAGACGGCACTGGTTATTCCCTTTGGAAGTTTATTAACGATGCTGTTGATAAAGGTTGGATCAATGCAACCGATCCAACAAACTTTGAAAATGGCTTACGTAGTACCGATTGGTTTAAAGCCAATGGTGCGCAAGCCTTACAGGCTGCTGCCGACAAAGCCTTATCGTTAGATGCTAACGGAAACGTATTACCAAACAGCAAATACGGCATGGAACTTCAACGCCGTATTGATGGCATTAGCGCAGTTGCAACCCAGCAAGGTTATAAACTTAGCCCAGAAATTCTGCAAGGTCTTGCCGAAGGCAGCCTTATGGATGCTTACGATCCAAATATTTATGGATCTGGCGATTACCAATCTGGCTTGCAAAGCAAGATCGTTGCTGCTGCGCAAAGCGCAGGCATTGCTCTTACCGGTGGAACTGGCGCTCAGTCAGGTATTGGTCTAGTTAATCAGCTCAAGGCGTACGCAGCCGACATGGGCGTTGCCATGCCAGATAGTTTTTATACGGATGCTGGCAACAAAATGGCAGATCCAAAATCTGGCGTTACCTATGATACTTTTGCAGGCAACATTAAAAATTATGCAGCATCAAAGTATTCTGGTTTTTCAGGACGTATTAATCAAGGTGAAACAATTAAAAATATCGCCGCTCCTTATGTTCAGGAATTTCAAAACATACTTGGCGTTCCGGCTGATAGCGTTAACTTAAGCGGAAGCACGGGCGATAGCGCTTTGATTAACAAAGCTCTTCAAGGCACCATTGATCCAAATACAGGGCTAGGTACTCCTATGCCAATTTGGCAATTCCAGCAGACTCTTCGTCAAGACCCACGCTGGAATAGCACACCAGATGCTCAAAACGCAATGGGCAGCATTGTTGAAAACCTAGGCAAAATGTTTGGAAAAATCTAATGGCACTTATTGATGAATTAGATCCTAGCGAGCGAGCAGCATTACAACGTGCTCAAGCAGCAGCAGCCGCAGGAGCAGCAGCAGCAACACCAACTGTAACTGCACCGGCTCCTGCAATGACAGATACTCAAATGGAGCGTCAGATTGCGACAGCAGCAACCGCTACCACGCCTGCTAAAACTGCTACACCTGCTACGCCTCTTTCCACAAATGCTAAAATTGCCGCAACTATTGCTGCATACGCTGCCGCTCATCCAGCACCAGCAGGAACGCATTATGGTCAAACGCTTGGTTCAGATGGCAACCCAATTCTTTATAAAGATTTTCCTACAGCCGCAGCAGGCGGAACAGGCGCAGGCGGGGGCGCAGGCTCAGGCTCAACAGGAACAACTACCGGCACTGGCACTGGTAACACTGGCACTGGAACAACAGTAAATCCAAATACTGCTACGGATTATCTTGCAGCGGCACAGCAACAGTTAATTAACTGGGGTATTCTTAACGCAAACGATCCAAACTCAGCCGATCTAATGAAACAGATTACGACCCTTGCTCAGCAAGGTGCGCAGCCAGATACTATTGCTCTTACTATTCAAAACTCAAAAGCATATGCTGCTCGATTTTCTGGTAATGCTGCGCGTGTAGCCAATGGTCTTTCCGCGTATGATCCAGCATCATATTTGCTTGCTGAACAAAATTATAGTCAAATTCTTAATGAGGCTGGCGTTGGTCCGCAATATCAGACTCAAGCATTTTTTGCCAATTTAATTGGAAAGAACATAGGAACGACTACGCTTCAACAGTATGTCAATATGGCTAGTGATTTAGCAACAACATCAGATCCATATTTGCTACAAACAGCATCTCAACAGTATGGCTTAAATAAGGGCGATCTTATCGCTCACTTCCTTGATCCAAATACTGCCCTTCCAATTATTCAACAGCAGTTTGCCGCAACTCAAACATCAGCCGAAGCTGCTCGTCAAAACCTTGCTCTTAATCAACAGAACGCTATGACCCTTGCCGCGCAAGGTGTGACACAGCAACAAGCACAAGCAGGTTTTGCAACCATTGGTAGCCAACTTGCTCAACAGCAACAGTTGGCAAGCATGTACGGCATGGGTGCTGAAAAAATGGGCAATGAATTAACTGCCGCTCAATTTAATTCAAACATCGGCGGCGTTAGCGCTGCCCAAGCACAGCAAGATATAACGCGCCTACGCGCACAGGAAGTTAACCAGTTCTCTGGTTCATCCGGTGCAGCCAAGGGCAGCCTCTACACAGAGGGTCAAGGCGTTAGTTAACTAGGTTCCATCACCACCCATTGGCATGGTGATGTGTAACTAAAGACCAAGAGTAGGAGCCAAACCTCTTTCCCCTGAGAGAATTTGTGGCCTGCGTCAACCAAACAGAAAAGGGAGTGCCACATGGCAGACCAATACGAAGACGATGACTTTGATCTTGAAGAAGATCAACCATCGCAAACCCAAGACCAAAACGGTCCAGCAAATCTACGCAAGGCTCTTAAGCGAGCAGAGCGTGAAAAGAAGGAACTGGCTGATCAGCTAGCTTCTATTCAGGCAGACCTTCGTGGTCGTTCAGTCAAGGAAGTATTGGAACAAAAAGGTGTACCTACCAAGGTAGCCAAATTTATTCCTACCGACGTAAGTACGCCGGAACAGATTGATGCATGGTTAAACGAGAACGCTGATGTGTTCGGTTTTGCTGCGCCTGAATCTGCTTCATCGGAAGAACCAACACCAAATGCTAGAGAAACACAGCGTATCAATACCGCTCTTCAAAACGCAAATACCCCATCTCGCGATGCAGATACTGCCGCGAAATTGGCTGGCGTTAAAACCAGAGAAGAACTTGACATGCTCGTTTTCGGCCAAAAGGTAAGTGGCTCACGCCGATAAAAACCCATTCGACACTAGACCCTATAGAAAGTAGGTGACACAATGGCAAATCAATATACCGACTCAGTTGGCTCTACCTCTGGTATTCCCGGATTAGTACAGACCGCTTATGATCGCTATGTAGAGTTTGCACTCCGTGCTGTCCCACTTATCCGCGACGTTGCAGATAAGCGCCCAGTACAGCAGGCTATGCCCGGCTCATCTGTTGTATTCCAGATTTACACAGATATGTCAGCAGTTACAACATCTCTCTCAGAAGATGTTGATCCAGATGCAGTTGCACTTGGAAACACAACCCCTGTTACCGTTTCGCTCCTTGAATACGGTAACGCATCACTCGCAACTCGTAAGCTCGAGTTGTTCTCACTCTCAGATGTAGATCCAGCCATCGCAGACATTATTGCGTTCAACATGGCTGACTCACTTGACACAGTTGTGCTCAAGACACTTGTTGGTGGACCAAACGCTATTGCTGAACTTACAGGCGGTTCAACCAACCCTGTATCAACATACAATGGCAACTACACCAACGGTACAACTCAGGCTAGCATCGACGGCACATCAGTCATTCGCTCACGCGATATTCGTACTGCTGTTGCTAAGCTCCGTGCTAACAAGGCTGTCCCACGTCAGGGAGAATACTACTGGTGTGGTATCCACCCAGAAGTTTCATACGACCTTCGCTCAGAAACTGGCGCAGGCGGATGGCGTGATGACCACAAGTACGCTGAGAACGGTGCTTCTGAATTTTGGCCGGGCACTATCGGAACATACGAAGGTGCTATGTTCGTAGAATCACCACGTTTGTTCAACACAACAGACGGAACTGGCTCAACAGGTGCAACAGGTACCTTCGGTACTTCTGGCTACACCTACGCTTCTGGCGGTACACGTGTATTCCGTACACTTGTTGCTGGTAAGCAGGCTCTCGCAGAAGCAGTGGCAGAAGAGCCACATGTTATCTTCGGACCAATTGTTGATAAGTTGATGCGTTTCCGTCCAATCGGATGGTACGGCGTTCTAGGCTGGGCACGTTACCGTGACGCAGCTTTGGTTCGTATCGAATCATCAGCTTCTATCCACAACTCCTAATCCGAGTTAGTTGCTTCCTAGCCCCTCTATTCCTTTCAAGGGGCTAGGCGGCAACGCCCAACGAAAGGTAACGCATGACATATACATTTAAGCCACCAACGGTCAATGAAGGACCAGCAGGTTTTGGTATTTTGTTTTGGCGTTACAAAATCGCACGCGCTAATTCGATCCTTGTCAACGGATCGGTAGTTACTTCAATTCGTACACCAGCGGTGCAGGATACACAGTCGGCAGACTATTGCTATCTAGGCGGGCATGAGTACATCATCACCCAGCCAGAATACGACATTCTTTATGCAGCGGGCTATGGCCCCTACATTACTATTTCTTAGGAGCATTGAGTGGCTAATCCCGGCAGATACAACATCAATGTGATTAAGGGTACAACTTTTAATTTAACATCAGTATGGAAGATTAACAACATTCCTGTCATTATGACCGGCTATTCAGCCGATATGCAGGTGCGCGATGTATCAAACAATCTCATCACTGAAATGTCCACTGGCAACGGCAAAGCAACAATTACTGGCAGCGCGGGCAAAATTTCTTGTGACCTTACTGCTGCCCAGACAGCAGCCCTTGCTGCCGGCACATACAGCTACGCTCTTAATGTGACTGATGGCACAGGAACAGTTACGCAACTTCTCAATGGAGCATTTCTTATAGCACCATCGGTGGTGCAGTAATGACAGTCAATCAGGACAGCATTTCTACCGTTGAGGTTCAGGTAACTACTAACGTCTTTGACGTAGTATCAAATGAATATCGCGTTATTGAACTTGGCCCTATTGGGCCACAAGGTCCTATTGGCTACCAAGGCGCAATAGGTGTTACAGGTGCAACAGGATCTACGGGACAGACAGGAGCGACAGGTGCTGCTGGAAACACTGGGCTTACTGGTAATACTGGTGCCATTGGTAGCACTGGTCCTACTGGCGCTGCTGGACAAACTGGACCAACTGGCTCACAAGGAAACACTGGTTTTACCGGATACACCGGAGCAACAGGATTTACCGGCAGCACGGGACCTGCTGGCGCTCAAGGCAATACTGGACCGACTGGACCAACAGGGGCTGTAGGCAATACAGGCTTTACTGGCTTTACAGGTTTTACAGGCCTTACAGGCTCTACAGGCCCTACAGGGCCTACAGGAGCCGTTGGAGCGACAGGCTTTACTGGTTACACCGGGGCAACTGGTTTCACAGGCTTTACGGGCAGCACAGGCCCTACAGGGCCTACTGGAGCGCAAGGCGCTGCTGGTCCACAAGGCAACACTGGTAATACAGGCATGACTGGTCTAACTGGTAATACAGGTATGACTGGAATGACTGGCGTAACTGGCCCTACAGGGCCTACAGGCACACAGGGCAACACAGGAAACACTGGCTTAACAGGTAACACTGGCATGACAGGTTTGACCGGTCCTACCGGACCTACTGGTGCCACAGGTGCGACTGGGCCACTTGCCTCTAACAACGCTCACGCTTCTGCTCGCCTTGCCACAACAGCCAACCTTGCTACCACTTATACCGCAGGTTCGGCAGATGCTGGTGGTGGCTATGGAGTTGGCGCTAAATTAACAGCCACATCAAATGGACGTGGTTCTATTGACGGAACAAACATTACTGTTGGCGATAGAATTTTAGTCAAGAATCAAACAACTCAGACTCAAAATGGTATTTACACAGTTACCACTCAAGGCACCTTTGGCGTTGCTTATGTCCTCACCCGCGCTACTGATTACGACAACTCAACTGCTGGTCAGGTCGAGTATGGCGATTTTCTCTTCGTAACTACTGGCACAGCCAACGCAGCTACCAACTGGATCCAGAACAATGTCGGCACAGGAACCAATGGCTACATCATCATCGGTACCGACAACATTACCTTTGCCCAGTCAGGCGGCGTAGGCCCACAAGGAAACACCGGAAATACGGGTGCAACGGGCGCTACAGGCGCAACTGGTGCCAATAGCACAGTTGCTGGACCTACTGGTTTTACAGGCTCTACAGGCCCTACAGGGGCTACAGGGGCTACAGGACCTACTGGGGCAGCTGGCACTAACGGTACTAATGGAACCAATGGTGCCACTGGCGCAACTGGCTTTACAGGTTCTACGGGACCTACAGGACCGCAAGGCTCAGCAGGCGTTCAGGGTAATACCGGCAACACAGGGCCAACAGGATTTACTGGTTTTACTGGTTTTACTGGTGCTACAGGATTTACGGGCTTTACAGGATCTACTGGCTCTACTGGTCCTACTGGCCCTGCTGGTGCTACGGGCAATACAGGAGCAACTGGTTTGACAGGTAACACTGGCGCAACAGGCGCGGCAAACCTTTGGGATATACTCATGCTTGGCGGAATGTGATACAATAGCAACGAATGAAGATTGCCGTTTACGCTATTGCGCTAAATGAAATTCTCCATGCCGAAAGGTGGGCAAAGGCCGCCGAAGGCGCTGATTACCGGATAGTAGCAGATACAGGATCAACTGATGGCACACAAGAAAAGCTACGCGAATTGGGTGTTACTGTTCACGATATTAGTGTTAGGCCTTGGCGTTTTGATGTGGCGCGGAACGCGTCTCTTGCGCTCATACCAGCGGACGTAGATGTTTGTGTCTTTGTGGATATGGACGAAGTTATCCACAAGAACTTTTTTAAGGAACTGCGCAAGCAGTGGGATCCAACGGCGCAGGCTGGCTGGGTAACATTTGATACTGGCAGCAAATGGCAGAAAGATAAGATCCATTCCCGCCATGGGTGGTACTGGAAATATCCAATTCACGAAGTAGCCATTTACTATGGCGAAGGAACGCCAAAGTATTGCACTATTAATAACGCGATCATCAGCCACAAGCCAGATGAAAACAAATCTCGCGGGCAGTATCTGCCCATGCTTGAGATGTGTGTTAAAGAGTTTCCAACAGATCCACGTGCGTGGACTTATATGGTTCGCGAGTATTACTTTTACCGTCGCTGGGAAGATGTACTTACCGCAGCCAACGCTCGCATGGAACTTGGCGGATGGAATGTTGAAGAGGCTGCCACCTGTCGGTGGGCAGCAGAAGCTGCGCATTATCTTGGCAAAGCCGAAGAGTCAACCAAATGGGTTGATCGCGGAGTGCAGATCCTTCCTACTGAGGGTGAGCCTTGGTTCTCAGTAGCCCTAGATGCTTATCGCAACAAACGTTGGCAGCAATGCTTAGATGCTTCTATCAAAGCCATCGAGTGTCCGCGTAGCGTTCATCATTGTTATGACGCTTCTGTTTGGAACTGGAAAGCCTACGATCTGGCAAGCATCGCCTCGTGGGAACTAGGTTTTATAGATGAAGCAATTACCTTTGCCGTTGCCGCTAGCAAAGCCAATGGCGAAGAAAATGATCGAGTCTTACGCAATTTGAAATTCTTTAGACAAGCCAAGGAGAAACATGGCACTCGGAGATAACTGCCGTTCTGGTTGTTTAGAAAAGAACCACGAAACATATATCGATTGCTTGCAGGATGCAAACATCCATACCAATGCCGGTGATGCAGCAGGCAACAAGACAATGAACAAGAGAAGTTGGAACGCTGAATTAGATGCGTATGCGGCTGCTCGGTCACAAGGTATTCAGCCAGCAGGCACAACTATGCGGGCAGTTAATGAAGCAAAGGCAGCTAGCGACACGCTAGGCGTAGCCTTTGATGCAGGCACAATGCCTGCCGCAAAGCAGATTACCAAGCACAAGGCCAAGGTAATGAAAGAAGTGGGAGTAATCTAATGGCAGCAGCAAAGAAGGGCATGGGCTTTAAGGCCGCCCAAAAGTCGATTGCTAAAAAGTCTGGCGTATCAATGGAGAGCGCAGGAGCGATCCTTGCATCTTCAACACGCAAGGCAAGCCCAGAAGCAAAGAAGGCAAATCCAAATCTCAAGAAGGTAGCAATGCCTAAGAAAAAGGGTGGTAAGTAATATGTGCATGTCATGTGGATGCAACAACAACGCAGTCAGCGTTTCAACTGACGAACTAAACGGCAAGCCAAACATCGACCCAAAGGGTGGATACAAGGGCGTTGGCGGTACAGTAACTTGGCCGGCAAAGTAAAGCAGACCGGCGCTAAAAAGCAGGCTGTATCTGATTCGGTCACCATTGGTGGCCAGAAGCATGTTGTCACACGCGCCAGTAATGGGGATGTAATTGTCAATCATCCCAATTCAAAGAAGACAACATTCAAGAAAATTGATCTGACTAAAAAAGCAGATGTAAAGACCGTTGCCGCTGGCGTGGCTGCGGTTAAGAAGTGGCATAAAACCCATCCAGCGAAAGGCAAGTAAATGGCAATAGATGATGGTAGGACAGTAGTTTATCATTTGAACCGTTTGGCAGGAACCATCACTAATTCAGTGCCACAGCTTGATATTGCCGGTGCCGCATCCAAGTGGGCATTTAACGTAACAGGCAAGCCTTACACTCGTACTATCGATGCGCTCAATGCTATCTACGCATACCGCAATGGTGGTAAGAATTTCTACCTAGATACTCCCGGCGTTCTTAACGCTCTTGCTGGCGTGACCGGGTATGGCGAAGCGGCAGCAGCATCGAGGATTACATCGTGACACTTTTTTCAGAACTTATCGATGAAACGGCTTTAGCCCTTACGGGCTATACCTCTCGTCAAGACCAAGCCACATTCCTTACTGCGCCAATGGGCGCTACGGATACAACCTTTGTGGTTGCCGATGGCACAGTCCTCACGCGCGGTATTGTGGAAATTGATGAAGAGTTGATCTGGGTTGATTCATTTGACCGCACAACAAACACTGCCACCGTGCCACCGTATGGTCGTGGCTTTAGAGATACAACGCCTGTACCTCACAGCGCTGGTGTGCGCGTTACTGTTTCACCTTCATTCCCACGGGCAATGATCCGCAAAGATATTAACGAAGCAATTGACGCTATCTACCCAAGCCTCTTTGGTGTGTACTACACCACATTCCCATTCATTGCTTCTCGCACAACTTACGCTTTGCCACAAGAAGCAATTGATGCTCTAGCAGTTTCTTGGCAGACCATTGG